TGGACGTAAAAACTGGTAAGCCATGTGGCAGACAGAAAGGCGAAAAGCGTAAAGGCTACCCCGCTTGTCGTCCATCTCGAAGAGTCTCCTCTAAAACACCAAAGACTACTAAAGAGATGTCTAGCGGTGAAAAAACAAGATTTAGAAAATCTAAAACAAGTTCACGTAGAATTAACTACAACCATAAACGAAGAAAAAAATGACACACCACAACCACGATGGCGACAAATGGCATGTAGCTGAAGAGCTAAACGGTAGACTAGCTATGCTAGGATTCGTTATTGCTATCGGTACATACATCACTACAGGTCAGATCATACCTGGAATTTTATAATCCACAAACGCCACGTCCGTTCATCCTTCGGGACGCATGACGACTCAAGCATGGAACGGGGCTTGGGTATATGGGAGATTACCATGACAGTAACTTACGTATATCGTGGCGTTGCTTACACCAAAATTATTAAATGAAGAACTCATCAATTTGGCTAGCTTTGATTTGCCTTGGAAGTATTATGGCGTTTATAGAAATTATGCACGTCAAATACCATACCATTGAGAAGCGACCAAATTTACATTTTCATAAAGTAGTTCGTTAAGCGACATGGGAGGTGCAATGCCTCCCTCTACATTTGGTATTAGCCCTCTACGGAGG